CTCTCCGTCCACAGAAATAGGCTCATCCCCTTCCCACCTCATAGATGAGGTAATAGCGTGTCGAGCGGTCCTGTCTGCGTGATGCCTGACTGTTTCCTTGTTGTACCAAATGTGCTCACCGTGCTTGAATTTACCACCCTTCATCACACGATCAATCATTTCGCACACAAGTGCTTTAAGCTCAACAGGTTCCGGAGCACGGTGTTGGCTTACCCAAGTCCCTTTCCAATCTGATTCTAAGGAGTCCATATGTTTATCTTTTTGGTTTTCTTGTTGTAATCCCCAAAGCGGAGGATTCGGGATACCTGTGCCTGAATAAGAGCATCTAGTTCAGTCAGCCCATTTTTGACGTAGGTGTTTTTGACGATTTCCCACATATCTTCAAACGATTCGGCAAACCCTAGAAGAGCTTCGGCTTTCTTGGGGCCGACAGTGGGACACCCTTTGTATCCGTCCACGGCATCACCCATCAAGGCTTGCATCATCCAGAACCGATCAGCTTCCAATGGGCTTTGATCGACGATGCCAAGGTCGGGCTTATCGGGGTTGTAAAACTTGCATGGGATGGTTTTGTAGTCCTTGTCAATACCCACAATGATCATCTCAGAATCCCTACGGATGTTCTCTGTTGCGTTGATCCCGATAACGTCATCTGCCTCAAGTCGGGGGTAGATTATCGCTTTACGGTTGAAGATTAGGTGTTCCCTGATGTCACCAAGGCACAGAGGGCGGCGTGTTTTCTTACGGTGTTCTTTGTAGGACGGAAGAATTTCCTGCCTAAAGTTGTTGTGGTCGGAAAGACAGATAACAATTTCGTCAGCTTCAAGGTCTTCCCCAAGGTTAACAATGCGGTTTTCCACCCCAGCAATTACTTCCTTGGAGTAGGCATGGAGCGTCCAAAAGCCGTCACCCCAATCAATAGGTTGCTCAGCTATGATACTTTGCTGGTAAGCCAGCGTGTCTCCGTCGATTAGTAGTACTCGTTTCATATTAGTGTTTCCGGTGTTTAGCTTCTTTTAGTTCTTGTTTGAGGTAGTGAATTTGAATCAATTTCTCCGCTTGGTCTTTTTTCTCAATCATGTAAGGGAGGATAGCGTTTAGGATGTTAATTGCGTTTATCCCATTGTATTCCAACCGATAAATGGGTTTGTTCCGCTTAGTTTGTCTGTTTTGCAAACGAACTTGAGTTTGAGGAAACATTTTCACAATGAACCTCAAGGGGTAAGGGTTGCACGTTGAGATACAAAGTCTTGGGGTGTACTGATCCATTCGGATACAGCCCTCTCCATCTATGTATCCAGCCATGTATGATAGATCGGTGTCTTTTATAGCCATGTTAGTGTGTTTCTGCCCAATTGTTGCCGATACGGAACTCTCCGTCCAAGGGGCAACGGAAGTTAAAATATTCCCCTGAGTCCTTAATTGCCTGAACAGACGCAGAACCTATGAGGGGTGCGTTGTCTTCCGGTACTTCGATTTGCCATTCGTCATGGATGTTAGCGACAAACTTCCACGGAAATGCCCCACGGTATCCTTCCCACAGGAAACAGGCCGCTTTCTTCATAACCAAGGCTCCTGCTGATTGCAGAAGAGTGTTGAGAGCAGCGTGCTGTGATCGGATGGGCAAGTGCCGTCCGTCCAACCCAACCAACCAACCACGGCTGCTGGCCTTTTCAACAGCCTCCTTGAGATACTTCAGAGCAGGGGTTTTCTTCAGGAAGTTTTCTCGTAGCTGTCTTCCGGCATCCTGACCCTTACCGATGATGCTTCCGATCTTGGCATCCCCCGCTCCGTAAAGGAACGCATAGATGAAGGTCTTGGCATTGTCTCGCGTAGGTAATCCAGCAGCAGTCTGGTTGGCAGTGTGAATGTCGCCATCAAGAAGCTCTTTGACGTAGGCTCCGTTGTCCCACTTAGCCATGTAATGAGCCAAGCAGCGTAGCTCCAACCCAGAAGCGTCACAGCCAACCATCTTGTGTCCACGAGGAACGGTAAACAGTTCTCGACACTCTGTTCCGTACACGGCCCTGACCGCAGGGACTTGGGCAAGGTTAGGCTTGCTGTGCGTGCATCGTCCGGTAACCGCTCCGTTGGTGTTTACTCGTCCGTGAATCCGTCCGTTTCGTTCCAGCTTAATCCACGCCTCCTTACCTTCTGCAAGCTGTCCAATACGCTTTTGAATCGTAAGGTACTCAAGTAGAGGAGCAGCTTCAGGGAAGTCCAACTGAGAAAGGATTGATTCATCCATCTTGGGTTTGCCGTCAGGAGTAAACTCCGTAGGCTCCCACCCATACTTAGCCTTGAATCGGTTTGAGATTTCATCCCGACTACCGCAATTGAATGGTATTTCTTTCCGGTAAGGCTCCCCATCCTTGATTAGCGCAAGAGCATCCTTTTGGGTCATTAACTGATCTTTTGCCCATGATTTAGCATACACAGTAGCTTCTCCCTTAGAAGCAAACACTTTGTCAAAGAAGAGGTAGTGACGCTTCTTCATGATCTCAACGCGAGGCTCAAAAATGCGTTGAAGGTTTTGCTCAATGTCGATCCGCTTCTTAGCAAGAGTCGCATACAAAGCATTGGCTTTCGCAACATCAAACATGATGCCGTGTTTTTCCTGACCGTAAACAAGCGTTGCAAAAACGTGCTCAAGCTCTACGGCACGGTCATCAGGGTTCTGGTCTTTAATCAACTGCCACAAGCGACGAGTAACCATGACATCCTGAACACAGTACTCTTCCATTTCCGGCGACCAGTTCTCAAAGCTGTTGTTCTCCTTAAACTCTCCCTTGTGGATGCCCAAGCGGAACCCCCACGCTTTCAACGAGTGAGAACCAATCAGGTTCTTCGGAAACGCAGAGTCTTTGTTTAGACGGTGAAAATCACGTTCCTTTAGGTCAGCAAACATGAACCTTGTGAAGATCAATGTGTCCCTAACTGTTTTCGGAGTGAACGAGGGATACAGCTTCTGCAACACAGGAACGTCAAACCCGATTGCGTTGTGTCCCACTATGACATCAGCAGACTCAAGAAGCTTCAATCCTTCCTCAAGGTTGTTGCTTTGTGAGTTGAACCGGAAAAGCTCATCCGTCTCCGGATTGTAAGCCACCAGACAGTGCAGCTTAGTTGCTTTTTCGACAAGGTGATCCGTTTCGGTATCAAACAGAAGGGTGCTCATAGTTCAGAATACTCAGGGTAATCCAACTCCAGTTCAAGCTGTTCTTCGCTTTCTCGCTCTTTAATTTTGTTGATCAGCTTCTTTTTGTTTTGAGGTTTACTTGACTTCGGAATGTCATTCATGAAGTCAAACTTGGACTGTTTAGGTTTCTTTTTCATGGAAAGGGGTGTCGGGTGTCTCGCTTTTATGCGGTTACGAGACAGGGGATGAAAACTAACCAGCGGAACACCAACAACACGCAGTAGAACGCCGCCGCATTCCCTTTTCCCGACAAAGTTTTAAAATTCTTGTTTCTTGTTATCAAATTGATCTGAGGTTTCAGGCTCAGTGTGAACTTCTCTGAGTCTGCCTTCTTGGGGGTTATAGCCAAGGCTACAAGCTAGGCCAGTTTCCCCGCTAAAACGGTTCTTTAGGACACGAACCCTTGTGGTGTGTTTATTTTGCTCGTCTTGCTGGTTACGTTCCAGACCCAAGACCATATCGCTGAGTTGGGCTATGCCAGCAGAACCACGCAGTTGTGATAGAGACGTAGCTGCTCCCTCCTCGTGGCCTCGACCATCCGGACGCTTGAGGTGACTGACAAGAATGATGCCTATTTTCAATTCCTCGACAAGAGAACGGAGTTTGGTCATAACTGAATCAATCAATCGCCTTTCGTCTCCGTCTCCAAAGGCACTAACAACAATGCTCAAATGATCAAGAATTATCCAATTGCACCCGCACCCATGAACCATGTACCTAATGCGGTTCAGGAGATTGCTAGACTCAATCGAACCAAAATGGTCATACGTAAAGAACTGACCCCCTCCGATTACTTCATCGAAAGCTTCCTTGAGTTGTTCTTCGGAAACCGACATTTCAAGGTGTAGGGGCTTGCTAACATGAATACCAAGCATACCCAAAACGGTTCTACGCACGCTTTCCTCCAGAGCAATGTATCCAACAGACTGCCCTGATTGAACAAGCCAGTGAGCAATCTCACGGCAAATCTGGCTTTTACCGATTCCGGAGCCAGCAGTAAGCGTAACAAGCTCACCCCTCCGCAATCCTCGTGT